ACGACCCGCGCTTCCCCGTGATCGGCCCCACCGAAAGGCGAGACTACATCGCAATCGGCAGGGCTTCGTTAGCAGGAAGACTCGTGCGTCAAAACGCTTATATAAAATCCCCGCATCCAGGTTCATCAGGAGGCAGAGACGGTCCGCCAGGAAAGCCAGAACCCGTTCCGCCTCCGGTTGGAAGCGATGGACCGCCCGGATCAGCCACCTGTGCTTTAACATGAACAGCGGCGCCCATCAGAAGCGCCACGAATAAAACCAGCAAACTTAGTTTAGATTTCACTAAAAACCAATACGCACATGCCCGAAGAATTACCAGCCGATATGAGCAAACAAGGCCCAGCGCAGCAATGGATACCCTTGAGTGGGCCTGGCAGCAGGTTGCCGACAATCGAGGACGGTGACTTATGGGGCCGAGTCTTGGGAATGGCCACGGACGGCTATGCTTATAGCATGAGCGTTAGATCGTTGTGCGAAAGGAAAGATGTTACGCACTTCCTGCCGATGCCTACCCCTCCGTTGCCTAAGCCGGTCGATTTAAGCCAAGAGGATAAGGACCAACAAAAAGCTAATCAAATAATAAGGACAAATTCATCGGGTAGGCTAGGCGCGGATATCATTGCAGGCATCCAGTACGGTCGCGCCGATGGGCGCAGAGAGCTCGCGGCGGAATGCTTGGCGCTGGTTGGCAGTTACCCGCACCTTATTGATAGCCGTCTTCACAAACTGCTAACGGAGGCGGCGAAGCCATGAGCACACAGCCAAAACTTTGGTGCGCGGCCTGCGGAAAATGGGGTAATCACACGAGTGGAAGCTGCCCTACCATTACGCAACCCGAACCTGAGCCGAGTGAGCTGGAGTCGCTGCGCAAGCGCGTGGCTGAGCTGCAAGAGAAGCGCGTCGCGCTTGCCGCCCAGGTTAAAGATCTCAAAGCACGTGAGGACCGTCAGACAGGCTCGTGGAACACGCTCGCAAACTGCGCCGACACGTTACGAGCACGTGATTTCGGAACCGAGTACGGAGCGATAGATGAACGCGTGATCGCCATGGCAAAGGCGTTGGATGCTGCACGAGTAGAGCGCGACGAGTGGAAGGCCAAAGCGGAGAAGCTTGACCAAGAATTAGAATACGAACACGGCAGGCACCACGCCACGCGTGCCCGAGCCGAACGCCTGCAAGCTGCGCTCCACCATATGCAGTGGTGCAGATCGTGCGCGGACGGCTCATGGAGTGACTGCGAAGGTGGACGGGAAGCGTTAGCAGCGCTCGAAGGCGACACCGCAAAACCGGAGGCTAATCCGTGAAATACGAAATACATATTAACGTCACTTGGGAAGTCGAAGCCAAGCAGCCCGCCGCAGCGGCCCAGCCGAAGGGGGATGCGTCGTGAGCACACACGAAACAATAGTTTACCGAATCGTTGATAGAAAGGCGTGGTCGGATGCGCCAAATCCTTTCACGCAATCTCCTGTAAACGGTCTCAAGCCCGTCGGCATGTGCCACGGTGATGCAATGTCCATCCTTGACCGTATTGAAGAAGTGATCGCCAGCGCCGACACGGATTTCACGGCCTTAGAACAAATCAAGAAAATACTAGAGGAGAGATTCAAATGACACCCAACGACCCCGCCGCTGCGCTGGCTGAAGCTGTGCGCGCATATCTGAAAACTTACACCGGCGATTACAACATTGCTGAAGAGTCTAAGCTGGGAACAGCCCTAGCCGACTACGAAGAAACCGCGAAGGCCGTGCAAGCGAGGCAGGCCGAGGACCTGCTTGAAGCGGCTCAACGCGAGTATCCGCGCGACAAGAACCTGCAGGTACAGCTTAAAAAGTTGCTCGCTTCATTCGGCCATAATGAGATCAAGGGCTGACCCGTGCATTTAGCCTACTACAACGAGTTTGATCCGAAGGCGGCGGCATGGCTTCGCGAGCTCATTAAAGCCGGACTGATCGCGCCCGGCTTCGTGGACGAGAGATCAATTGTCGATGTAAACCCGTATGAACTCACTCAATACACACAACACCACTTCTTCGCCGGCATCGGCGGATGGTCTTACGCTCTTCGCCTTGCCGGATGGGCAGACGGAAAACCCGTCGTCACGGCATCTTGCCCGTGCCAGCCGTTCAGCGCAGCGGGCAAACGCGGCGGCACAACAGACGCGAGACACCTATGGCCGGTTTTCTTCAACATCCTCGCGCATCTTAAATCTTCAACAGTCTTTGGAGAGCAGGTTGCGAGCGCGGATGGACGTGAGTGGCTCGCCGGAGTACGCATTGACTTGGAAGGCTTGGGATATGAAGTCGGGGCCGCAGATTTGTGCGCTGCGGGCGTCGGTTCGCCGCATATCCGGCAAAGAATTTACTGGCTGGCCAACCGCATGCAGCTCGGACGGAAAGCGCGGGCCCGACCCAAAGAAAAGAGAGCGAAACTCTACGGGATCGGACTTGTCGCACGCGGCGAGCCTATCGGGCTGGGCGACGCCGACGGCGCAGGATCATTCTCGAGGATCGGAACCACCGAGGCCAACGGACACGGGAGTCCCGCTCTCGCAAATGGCGGCGCTTGTGGGCTGGAACACGCCGAGGGCAACCGACGGATCGAACGGCGGACCGAATCAGGCCAACGGGGCTCTTTCGGCGGATGCTGGGACGTGTTTGACGTCGTCCATTGCACCGACGGGAAAGCGCGCCGCTTTGAACCCGGATCATTCCCGCTGGCTCATGGGCTATCCCATCGCGTGGGGCTCTTGCGGGGTTACGGCAATGCTATCGTGCCAGAGCTCGCGGCGCTATTCATCCAAGAAAGCGGGAAAATAATTTAATGAAGCTTTATAAAATAAAAGACTGGTCTAAGCACTACGAGGTTTCCGACTCCAAAAAAGTCGAAGGCCCATTACAGTGGGTCGCTGTCCGGACGAAAACGGATGGATTCGGATACCTCCGGATAACACAGGAGAAGACTCGGACGGACCTTTTAGCGGCGTGGTATCTCATGCTTTCGATCGCCGCGCTCGCAGGCGACACAGAAAAACCGGAGGCTAAACCATGAGCGAAGAACTAATCACATGCGATGGAGTTGGAAAGGCATGGGATCGCCGCCATAATTCTTCTTATAGGACTACTCACAAAGAAATGATTCCTGACATCGATCTCTTTGGCGAGCCGATCGCCATGAGCCCGCACCAACAAAGCCACCAATGAACGCTACAAGCGAAATGGAAGTCGAAGCTGCGCTCGCCGTTGCCGACCGCAAAGAAACCTACGCCCAAAGAAAGATTTTAGACGGCATTCGCCAATGGGTCATTCCTCAAGTCGTCTCTGAGAATTACGACATGATAGCGAGCCGCATCCTCGCCGCCGAAGTGCGCAGACTCCGCGATCTCCAACGTTTATGCGATTGCAAAAGGGAAAAGTTGGACACACATTAAACGCTAGCCAATGGACGAATGAGCTTGACAAAAAACGTAAAAAAGGGGCTAGAATCAGAGCGACGCGGGCCGAATCCTCCGGAAAAACCACCGATCCACCGAGAGGGACTTCAATCGTTTCAGGTTGGACAGGCAAGTCAAACGGCGGTTGAACCGCAGAAACCTCAAAGAGGACCGGGAAGACCTCCAGAGTTTGACCAGGATATTTGCGATGAGATTCTTGAGCGGATATCAGACGGCGAAACACTGATGGCGATATGCGAGGGAGATCCCGACCGCATGCCGAACCGAGCGACGTTTCGAAAATGGTGCAGAGAAAGGCCGGAATTATTCGCCGCCCACGCGCGTGCGAGAATACAGCAGGCCGAGAGTTGGAGTGACGCGATGATTGAAACGGCGGACGACGGCACTCGCGACACCAAGACGATTGAGACGGCGAACGGTTCTTACGACACAATTGACCGTGAGTGGGTTGAACGGTCAAAGCTCAAGATAGAGACTCGCAAATGGCTTATGGCTAGGCTTCACGCCAAGCAGTGGGGAGATAAGCTTGAGCAGACGATCACGGGTAACATGACGACCAAATTTACGCTGAGCGTTGGCGACGGAAGCGTTCAGCAGCGCCAAGAGAAGCCGGCGGATGAGCTTAGCCCGCCGCGGATGGTTTTCGACCTGCCGGCTAAATCGGCCCAAGAGATCATCGAAGAGAATTTGTGAGCGAGGAGATTCGCACGATCGAGTATGTTCGCCCGTGGGTTTACCCGAAGCAGGAGGCGGCGATATTCAATGAGGCGCGATATTCCTGCATAGAAGCTGGTACAAAGTGCGGTAAGACCGTAGGTTGCATAATTTGGCTGGTAGAGCAGGCCATGCTCGGTTGCGAGGGGAAGAACTACTGGTGGATCGCCCCTGTGTTTCCCCAGGCGAAGATTGCCTATCGGCGCATGAAGCTGGCGATCCCGCGTGACCTTTACACATCGAACGAGACTGAGTTGACAGTAACGTTGGCGAACGGCGCCGTGATTTGGTTCAAGTCTGGTGAGAAACCGGACAATCTTTACGGCGAGGATGTTTATGCCGCGGTCATGGACGAGTGCAGCCGCATGCGCGAGGAATCCTGGCACGCGGTGCGATCGACGCTCACCGCAACCAAAGGCAAAATTCGGCTCATCGGAAACGTAAAAGGCCGAAAGAACTGGTTTTTCAAGCTGTGCCGCAAGGCCGAGGGCGGCGAGCCTGGGATGGAATTTCACCGGATCACCGCGGCGGATGCGGTCCAAGCCAAAGTTCTCGACGCGGCCGAGATCGCCGACGCCAAAAGCAAGCTCCCTGAGGCCGTCTTCAAACAACTTTATGAAGCAGAACCAGCCGACGACGAAGGAAATCCATTCGGTCCAAAGTTCATCAAGCTGTGTACGCGGCCGGCACTCTCGAAACTCCCGGCTGTTTGCGGTGGTCGCGACTTGGCCAAGTCGCACGATTGGAATGTTGGAATCAATCTTGACCGCGCCGGCGATGCATGCGGGTTCGAACGTTTTCAGCTTCCATGGGCCGAAGCCATGGCGAGAATCAAGCTCTTCCATGGCAGAGCGCCAACCGCAATCGACTCGACTGGTGTCGGCGATCCCGTAGTCGAAGATATTCAGCGCAACTCCAACGGAATATTTGAGGGCTACGTTTTCACCCCGCGCTCTAAACAGATGCTCATGGAGAACCTTGCCGTAATGATGCAGCGCGGCGAGATCGGGTTCCCAGATGGCCAAATCGTGACAGAGCTTGAGTCATTCGAATATCAATATACGCGGACCGGAGTCACCTACTCTGCGCCCGAAGGAATGAACGACGACTGTGTTTGTGCGCTGGCACTGGCTGCGTACATGAAAAGCAAAATCCCCAAAGCGTTCCAATACGAGGCCGTGACGAAGGTTGACTCCCGCGAGTGGAGAGGACAAAAGGACGCAATCCTATTTTGATAATCACCCCACTCTATGGCCACTAAATCTTTTCGTCAAAGGGCCATCGAATTGGCCAACGCGATCATCAATCCGTTTCGCAATCGCAATAAGACGATCACGGACACGCCGCCCGGGACTCAGAAAATGATCAGCGGCGCATTCACTCCGATACTGGGGCCAAAGCCAGCGCCGGACATGCGGACGCCGAATCTTGGGGTCAGCGCGGTGGGCCGGTTGCCAGGCGCTGCGGTTCGCGGGGGAATGGGAGATGCGGAGCGATCTTTCGACGGCGCGCTCTACACGGCCGATGTGCCGACCGCAGCTAATCCGTCGCCTAACTGGCCGATGCCAATGGATCAGAAGGTGACGAGCCAGCGCGTTCAGCAGTATTTGCTCGCGCGGTTCAACCCTATCCGCGGGCTAACGCCGAGCCTGCTTGCGAATTACCTTGAGCAGTTCGACCTCGGATTCCTTCGCCAGGCATCGCTTGTCTGGAACAAGATTCGTGAGCGCGATGATCAGATTCAATCAGTTGCGGTGAAGCGCGAGCTCAAGCCAACCGACATGCCGTGGGAGGTCGTAGCCCTGGACGAGAGCGAGCAGGCTCAGCAGCACAAAAAGATTCTAGAAGATTTTTACAACAATTGCCAGGTAACGAACTGCTTGGATAACAACACGCAAGGCGGCGTTCAGCTACTTGTAAAACAGATGATGCGCGCCGTGGGCGACAAATATTCTGTGCACGAGATCGTGTGGAAGCCCCAGCCAGGCATGCTCACTGCGGAGTTTCGATATGTTCCGGTTTGGTTCTTCGAGGCGCGCACGGGCCAATTGCGATTCCTTCCTTATGAGCTGGCGTTACAAGGTATCGAGCTCGAACCGGCCGGATGGGTGGTGCACACGGGCGATGGTCTATTTCAGGCCAGTTCGATCGCCTATCTTTACAAGCAGCTCGCACTCAAAACGTGGGTGAACTACAATGAAAAGTTCGGCATGCCTTTCCTGCATGGGTCAACGAACGCCATGCAGGGTAGCACTGAGTGGAACGACTTTCGAAACGCTCTCATGGGCTTCAGCTCGGACGGCGCAATCCTGACTTCGATTGGAAGCGAGATCAATGCGATCAACACGAGCCAGGGAACGACGATCCCAATGGAATCTTTGCTTGAGCGCATGGACCGAGCGATCGGCCGAGTGTGGAATGGTGGCGATCTCCACTCGATGTCGCGCGGCGGCGGCGCGGGGCTTGGGAGCAATCCTCAGATGCAGAGCCAGGATGATTTAGCCAAGGCTGATGGCGAGCGGATCGGAGAAACGCTCAATTTCTACGTTGACCGGTGGGTAATCAAATACCGCACGGGCAGTGATGAGCCGCTTGCCAAGTTCGTCCTTCAGCCAACCGAAGATCAGAACGTAGACCAGGATTTGAAGATCGACGAATTCTTGATTGGCGTGCTTCCGAGCGGGACACTCGGCGTGCAGGACATTCTTGAGCGTTATCAGCGGTCGCGCGCGGACGACGGTGAAGAGGTGTTGGATAATCCCGGAGAGAAAGCGCTTCAGCAGATTGAGGATAATCAGCAGACGCTTGGGTCCACCAGTCCTAAGCCGAACCCGATCACGAAACCGCAAGCGCAGGGCATGGCGAACATTTCGCCGGCGGGGCGGAAGCAATACAATGTGACCTCGACAAAGATCGTGGCGGATGAATTGGCAACGGTATTCGGGCCATTGCGCGCGCGGATTCAGGCGGTTCAAAAGATTGCCGATCCGGAGGTCCGAAAGATTGGTTTGCAAAAGATCGTTGAGGACTTGCCCAAATATCTGAAGGAACACGCCAAGGACCCGGAAGTGATAGCGGCCATCTCAGACACGCTGGGAACAGCACTCGTGGCCGGCGCCGCCGATGCCGCCAAGCACGTCAACGGACACGCCCAAAAGCCAGTATTTGGCCGCCATATTTAGATTTTCCTTGCAGCTAGTGGTGCTTGGGCAATCCTAACGCCACATGAAGCTTCGAATCGAGTATTGGAAGGCGGCCGACAAGAAATGGTATTTCCATTTCAAGGCGAGAAACGGGAAGATCCTGGCCGCGTCGAAAGGATACGACCGCTTGCGATCGATCCTGAGCACGATGTGCCTTTTCACGCCAATTCCTTCCCATTATGTGGCGAAGCAAATTGCTAAACAGGAATACGGAAGCGTCTACTTTCGCGCATGAGTCTGCTGCAAATCGCCGAGCATGTCTGGTGCGCGTTCAGTGCCGTTGGTGCTATCCTATTTTTGCTGGCGGCGTTCGACGCGCCAACGATCGACGAGGACGATGAATCATGAAAGCCCGGGGCGGATGGTTGATCTATTATGGTCTTAGAATTTGGCTAGGAGATGTCTCAACTTATAAAAGAAATGGACCCATGGTACACATCCTAACGACATTAGGCGAAGAGTTCACTATTTCCTCCAAAGACTCGGCCTCCGCAGAGGAACTGCTCATCGCATTAGACCAGCACTTCGGCGTTAGCGAAGATGAGACCACGATCGAACTCAAACCATGACGCTTATCCTAGACTGGTGCACGCTGAACCCCTGCAAATTCGTATTCGTGTGCTTGCTGGCGTGGACTGCGTACATGGCGACCCTTGGCGCTTACATTAACCGAAACAGGAAATGAGTATTAAATTTAAAGCTCACGTAACATACTCGCCGAAGCATCCCTTCGTTTACGAAATGACGGATATGCAGTCTTTCGTTAACTGTTTTGAGCCGAATCATGATTGGAAAGAAGCACGCGAAAAACTGAAGCTTTGGGCGCTTAAGGCCAAAGTCGGGGACACGACAAAAGTGACCCATGCGAAATTAACCAGAATTGAATGAGCATCATGGCCAAGGCAAAAACATCGACTGTATCAGGATTCGTTGCAATAGAGGCGCCTGCGGCGCCAGAGCCTCTTCTAAGCGCGAAGAACGTGAACGAGCTGCGCGCCATTTTCCCCGACTCGCACAACTACTTCATCGCCGATATGCTGATTCACCTTCGCGCATTCCCTGACGGAATGGCCGTTATTCGCTCGTTGCGACTAACGGATGCGGATACCGCCATGCGAATAATAAGCGCGCGCGCCCTCGCGCTTGTGCACGAATTCGTATCCCAAACCCCAAATGACCGACTACCTCATCACCATTATAATTCTAGCGCTGGTGGCAGCGTTTGACCGATGAAAGACTTTGAAGCTTTTCCGTTTTTTATAGCTGCATGCATAACCATATTCGCATGCGTTTTGTGTTTTACTATATCATCGTGTCACTACAAAGAGGAGAAAATGCATGTAGACAATGGAGAAGTAAGAGTCGCTAAACCCACGCAATACTCAAGCGAGTGGGAGCAAAAGAAATGAAGCCAACGCTCACCGACCGATGAGTTTTGCAAAGCACATAGACATGGATGTCGTTAGAGCGCTAAACATCATTCATCACGGGTGGTGCTCGACAGAGAAGGCGTTCGATTTGACGCACACGATCATTGGCTCAGGAGCGAAAACGATTGTGGAGATTGGAGTATTCGGCGGCCGGTCAATGATCCCGATGGCGATGGCATGCAAATACCAGGGATTCGGCAAGGTGATAGGGATTGACCCATGGGACGCGAAAGCATCAAGCGAATGGCAGTCGCATCCGGCCGATATCGAATGGTGGAGCAAACTCGACCACGATCTAATCTATGCCGAATTTATCAGATGCGTCCACTTGTTGGGAGTTGAAGACTTTTGTGATATTCAAAGGATGCGATCGGACGAATATCAGCCGGTTGGGCCGATCGACTTGCTTCACATTGACGGTAACCACTCAGATCAGGCACTAAGGGACGTCAAACGATACGCATCGCTTGTTCCTGTGGGCGGATTCGTATTCGCCGATGATATAGGCTGGACCGGAGGAGGCGTTCAACGCGCAGTTTTCGAGCTTGAATCCCTGGGATTCGAGAAACAATACGACCGCGACACCGGCGCCATGTTCAAGCGCGTGCGCAACGACACTTTTATACCATGATCGAAACCAAAGATGGATTCACCCGAAAAGTTCGATTCGCTTTATATTCAATTCATGATCCCGATCGCTTATTCGTAATATATGATACTTGGCAAGAAGCGGCCAAAGAGGCGAACCGGCACATGGATAACTCAAAGGTAGAATTCTTCATAAAAGAAGAGACAGTTTGGACGATAAATTAAATGTTAACCATCGCATACGTAACGAGCCGAGCTGACCCGAAGTTCGAATGGTTCGCCGCGTCGCTCAAGCGCGAGCTGTCTGCGAACGCTGACATGAAGCTTGCCGATATCCGCGTTGTGATCGTGGACTTTTGGGCCATGGAACGCGCGTTCGAGTTCGACGGGTTACCGGTTGGATTTTTCAACAGCTTCATCCATGTGACGCCGAAACCGACGCCATGGCAGGGGTTTTTCAAGCAGACCAAGGAGAACTATTTCGCTCAGTCGAACGCGAGGAACACGGCAATTTGTTTCGCGCCCGATGGCTATATTGCGTTCGTGGATGATTTGAGTGTGCTTGAGCAAGGGTGGCTAAAGAGCGTGCGTGAGGCCCAGACCGGAGAATACATTGCGTGCGGCGCATACCGAAAGGTTTTCAAGCTCAATTTCAGCGGTACTGGTAGCGCAAGCTATGTGGACAATCCGGCGGGACACGATCCGCGCTGGCGTTCAGGAAGTGACTACGGCACCGTTCCATGCAATGGGAATTGGATGTTCGGATGCTCAGTCGCGGCGCCGGTGCAAGCGTTCGTGGAGATCAACGGATATCCTGAGGCGTGCGATGGCATGGGTTACGAGGATTGCATCACTGGCCAAGTCTTGCAGCGCCGCGGCTACAAGTTCCGGTACGACCGTCGCATGATGACGCTGGAGAGCGAAGAAGATCACCACGTGGGAAAACCGATGCGGCGCGAAGATCCCGGCCAATCTCCAAACGACAAGAGCCACGCCATGCTAGAACGCTACAAATACGCGCAATCTTTCGATAATCCGTTCAATTTGGCCGATATGAGGCGCTCGATTCTTTGCGGTGGCGAATTCCCGGTGCCGGCTGACGGCGCGGTCGAGTGGTTCACGGGAAAGAAACTCACCGAACTCCCATGACCTACAGACCCGATTTGACGGAAGACGAAAAGGAAGCGCTGAATCGGGTATTGGACCGAATAGGATTCATTTTCTCGCCTGGAAATAGGTATGACGCCGACTCCGTTAATCTAGCGGCTATGGCTGGATTTGAAGCCGGTAAAAAATGGATGCAGATGGAAATGGACGACATTGAACCCGCCGAGTGATAATTTATGGAACTTAGAAACTTATCAGATCCAGTGCTAGCAGCAGCCCAAGCGCTTAAAGATAAAAGGGCCATTGATTATAATTTCACCTATCACGCGCCAAAGCCTGGCCAGCCGGAGAAATATCAGGCGATCCGAGAGAAGGCCAAGGAGCTCGCATATCTTCTCACTGAGACGTGCCCAAAGTCTCGAGAACTCAGTATCGCCATGACGGAACTTGAGACGGCGATCTTTTGGGCCAATGCGGCGATTGCTCGTAACGAATGAAGACCATCGTTTACAGAGTGCAATGCAAGGAAGGCCGTGGGCCGTTTAAGCCGGGGTTTTCTCACAGATGGGTTGATCCCGATGTGAATATCCAAAACAAGCCGACGATCATGGAGGATTTTGGCTGGGACTTCATGAGTAAGTGCACGCCGGGTGCGCAGGCAGGATGTGCTTTTCAGAATCTAAGCGATCTTAGGCGATGGTTTTCGGGCGATGAACTTATAAAGTTATACGATTTAGGGTATCGAGTATGCGAGATTACAGTTGATCGGATTGTGATGAAATCATCCACGCAAATGCTCGTTGAAAGTAAAAAGGGGTTTCGTTCCGGAGCTCGTAAAATTACTCTTAAAAAATTAGAGGAGCTAGTTCCAGTTTGAGAACCTTCTGTATAACCCTGCCCGAGACGCCAGAGCGGAAGCGCGCGGCGCAGATCCATTTCGCTGAGCGCGGGATTCACGCGGATTTCTTAAGCGGGATTCACGCGAATACGTTCGGACTTCGAACGGACCATACCTACGAATACGACCATCCGGGAACCGGGTACATCGTCGAACAGAAGCACGTCGGGCTTCACTTGAGTCACTACATGGCGTGGCAGGCGATGGCGCTCGATCGCGCCGAACATCAATGGATTTTGTGCGAGGATGACGCCGACTTCGCGCCAAATTGGATTGATCGCGTTGCCGAGTCGATGATGTTCGCCCCGCGCGAGACGGATCTGCTCTTTATCGGTTCGTGTAATTGCTTCGACAAGCCGCGCACCGACCTTGGCCATGGGATGTTCAAGTTGGAGTGGCCGCAATGCACGCACGCCTACATCGTTTACCGCAAGGCGCTCCCGATTCTTCTTTCGACGCAGCGAGACTGCTTCGCACCGATTGACCTTTCGCTGATCCTGCGCTCATTCCCGTTTCTCAATGTGGTTACGGTTCTTCCCCGTATTGTTGGCCAGCGCGGTCAGGTAATCTGCGACTAATCCCCGGATTTAGTCGGAGATTGTGTAGGGAAATCCACTATTGGCTTGCGACGGAGGCAAATATTGCCCAAATGCAATAGCTGTGCCTCACCAAACCCTCGATGCGGGACAAAACGATACGGCAGATATTGCCCAGCTTCCTGCTTTGGTCGGTATTTCGAATGAATTGACGATGGATGGGGAGGGGTGGACGGTAATCCCCTATGGAATGCATCCTCATTCGATGGGAATGCAGCAATTTGGGCGTGATGAGGCTACCAAGATGGTCGGGTATTTCCGAGGAACTTGGAACCGAATCAAGCGCGCGATCACCGGACTCCCGGTTTTCAACGGCCATCCGGACTTGCCTGCGATGGCGAACGCTTATCCAGACAAGGCGGAGTATGGCCAGGTTGCCGATATGCAGGTTTGGCCGAACGGACTTGCCATCAAAATGGTGCTTAGCGCCGCCGGCGCTCGCCTGATCGAGGCAGGCAAAAAGTTCATCAGTCCTCACTGGTTGGCCAACGAAACGGGCCGAACCGCCGACGGAAAGGTCGTTTTCTCCCCCGTTTTCATGAAATCGATCGGGCTAACGGAAGTCCCGAATATACCAAATCCGACATCTTTGCTCAACACAGCGGCATCAGCCGAGAACCAAAAAATGAAAGAGAAACTAATCAAACTTCTCGGGCTCGCCAATGAGGCCGATGAACAAGCTATCGAGGCGCGCATTGCGGGCCTTTTGACCCGTCCATCGGCGGAAGCCCTCGCGAACGAAGCCACGGCGCGCACTTTGGCCGAAGGAAATTTGACTCAACTCACCAACGAGAACAAACAACTCAAGGCTGATCTCGACGGAACCAAGGTCGCCTTCGCCAACGAGCGCAAGGCGCGCACGGACGAACTGATCGCCGTAGCCATTCGCGGCGGAAAGATCACCGAGGCCGATAAACCGGTCTGGGAAAAGCGCCTCACGCGAGATTTCGAGGAAGAATCCAAGGCACTCGCGAACGCAGCTGTGGTGGTCAAGACCGAGGCTCTCACCAAGGGCGCAGCATTCGAGAAGGCCGCGGCGGATCTCAAGAAGATCGCCGATGAATCGGGCGAACTCCAGGGCGATGCGCTCGCTAACGCCAAGAAACAAATCAGCGCCATGGTGAATGATGAAAAGGCGAAACTCAAGGCGGCCAAACCGAGCATGTCCGATTCGGATTGCTATAACACCGCCTTCGCCAACGTGAAGAAGGCGAATCCAAAACTTTTCGAGGCTCAATCATAAGCCCGAACATCACATACAAAAACCAAACGAAACTGACATGATCACAATCATTCTTGCAGTTCTTTCGGTGGTGTTGGGCTTCCTTGCGTGGGCCTACATCACCTCGAAACCATGGGGAAGCATCACTCCCCTGGCCAATGACGGTGCCTTGACGGCTGGCCGGCACAAAGGCGGCCTAATTAATGGCTATCACGATTCCGCCCCCGTAACGACTAGGTATCTCCTGGTGACACAGGGGAGCGCGGATAACAAATACAAGTTACCGGCCACCGTCCTTGATCAACCAATCGCGGTTTGCCAAGACGAGCCGGCGGCAACGACTGATCCGGTCTCCTTTAAGACCCTGGTCAATGCTGCCGAGACGCACTTGATGGTAGCGGCTGGCGCAATCGCGGCCGGTTCACCGGTGGTCACGAACGGAGACGGAAAAGTCAAAGCACTACCTGGCACGGCCGGCATTTACTGGTGCGTAGGGTACGCGCTTACGACCACAGTGAACCCTGGCGATCAACTTGAGGTTGCTTCCGCCCTCTATCCACTCGGCGTGGATGTGATCACCTAAACGAAACCAACCAAAACAACTTCAAAAATATTCACATGAATACCGAATTAATGGTTGGGCTCGGCAATGAGAGTCTCGTCCTTCCGGCCGGCCAGATGGCGCCCGGAATGTACTCTCTGGCCAACGAAGAACGCTTCACATCGTCTTTCTACTCGGAACCGCTCACGCAATACGCAACGGGCTGGTCCGATAGCGAGAAGCTCACAGCCCTTACTGATTTTGTTGCTCCGCGCGTGCCCGTCGCACGCCGGTTTGAATATAAGCAGGCGGTAAATGCCGAAGCTTTCTTGTCCGAACAGGACGATATCCGCGGCATCCAGGGCGAATTTAAACGCGTCGAGTACAAGAGCGTTTCCGCTAACGGCAAGACCGACAATCGTGGTCTTTGCTACCGCATCGACTTGGACGAAGAAGGCGCCGGCATCCTCACCGAGGAATTGATCGTGGCGCGCATTCTCCAACGCTTGAAGCGCAATCAATACCGCCGGGCCATCGCAGCCTTGACTGCCGTAGCCAACAACACGGCGGTTACCTGGTCGACCGGTACGCCTTCGCCTGACGAAGATATGCGTGCGGCCGTCCAACGCGCTCAGCTCTCCTCGGGTGTATTCCCGAACCGCGGGTTGATCGATCTGCAGGCGTGGAACAATCGTAAAAAGGGAATGAATCCCCAGTTTACGGCTGGGACCTTGGCCGGTTACCTTTGGTCCGCGGCCGAGGTCGCGGGTGACCAAGGACTCGATACGCTCATGATGACGAAGGCGGTATACCAAAGTAGCGCCACCGCCAAGAGCTACATCATCGGCAACAAGTTCATCGTGTTCCCCGGCCAGGATTCGCCTTCGCGCGAAGATCCAACGGCGGTCAAGCGGTTCGTTACGCCAACCGGCGATGGCGATTTCCGCGTGTACCGTCAGCCGATGGGGCCGAAGTTCATCGATATTACGGTTGAATACTACGACTCCATCGTGGCTACGGCCACGGTCGGAACCGAAATGTTAACCGTTTCGTAAGCTCATCGATTTCCCGGGTTTTAGAGATTTCCCGGGGAATCCTTTAAGCTCATGATTTGGATCAACCTAACGGTCGGAAGTCTGAATGACGCGCGGGCCGCAAACCTGATCACGGCGGCGAGAACGACCGTTTTGGCGACAGGCCAGGCTGATCCGGTTCCGAATCTAATCGCCCAGGTGCAAGCGGAGATCCGAGGGATGATTGGGTTTAGCGGAAAGTATCCGCTGGACGCCGATTCTTCCACATCGATTCCACCGAATCTAAAGGACTTGGCGGTTCAGAAGATTTGTCGCGAGGTCAAGGCGCGGCTCAACCTGCAGATGACCGAGCAGGACCGAGAGGACGAGAAAGTCTACCAGGCGCGTCTACTTTTGATCTCCCAAGGAAAATGGCCGATCGATGCGCCGGATAATGCGGCAACGGTTAATCCCGATTTGCCCACTGGGAAAATCGAATACATCCCCGGGTTTGTTCGACAATACACACGCTGTGGACTCAGCAACCTTTGAGCATGATCAACTCTTTCAAAGGCGTTTCGATCCCGACAGAGGTTCGGCAAATGACTCCGCGTGATGTCCCGGATGAGGGGCTTCAATTCGTCCATCCGGCGATCGAAAGCTTGCCCGAATTCATGGGGATGATTCCGGCATCGAGCCTGAATCCGGCTTGTCGCAATTTCAATGGGGCAATCGTTCGCTATGGCGCGCGTCTTCTACTCGCCTACAGGTCGGAAGCTTATTCATCCATAAACACGATTTGGATGGCTGAGCTCAATTCGGAGTATGGGGTCACTGGAATATTCAAGCTGGAAATACCTGAAGAGCCTGGAGTTCACTATGAAGACCCCCGTTTGGCGGTTGTTGGGGTTTCGCTGTACCTGATCTTTGCTCACGTAAAATTTGGTCTGCCCAACACCTGTAAGCAAAGGATGTTTCGGCTTGGATCGTCGACCCTTCAGCCAATTGACGAAATCCCGTTGCCCTATGGCAACGCTGAGAATGGCAACGCTGAAAAGAACTGGATGCCGTTCGAATTGCCGAATGGCCGCATGGGAATCGTTTATTCGCAACGACCGCATTTGGTGATCGAGACCGACTCAAGCGTCGGACACCACACTCCAGGCGCGCGTGGGTTCGGGTTCGGTAAATCGATGAATGGCCGCACCCCGCCGATTCGACTAGGCGAAGGCTATTACCTAAGTTTCTTTGGGGGCCACATCAAACATGAGTTTCGCGGGACTCGGTATTTCATGGGTGCGCAGCTCTTCCGCGCGGGGGCGCCATATGATGTGCTGATGTGCACGAAGGTCCCGCTCGCCTGGGGTAGCGAGTGCTCGCCCACGATCTTTAGTGCGCGGCCCTGCTCTGGGCACCCCTGCTGTATTTTTCCGGCCGGGATCGTTCGAGAGGGCGATGACTTGATTGTCAGCGCGGGCGTCAACGATTCCTATATAGCACTCCTCAAATATTCGATTCGCGAACTGGTTGGCAAAATGGAACCAGTCAACGCCAAGGGGGATTTCGTCTAATGGCGCTGGAAACTCCACGATCGTTTTCCGACGCGATGCATGCGCACGACGTGCGAAATCTTCTTCCGGCGGCATTGCGCGGCGACCTGCTTTCAAAGTTGCCCCAAGAACTGAGGCAGCGGTCATTCTTTATTTCAGGGATTACGCAGGCAGAGGTTTTGCAGACGGTGAAAGACGAAATCGGCCAAGTGATCGAAGGAAAGATGACGGAGAGCGAAGCTTTATCGCGCCTTCGACGCGCAGGCGACCTACTGAGCGGAACCGCGCTTCAGAAGGATGGCCGGTTAAAACTCGTGCTCTCGACTAATGTCGATTTGGCGCGCGGGTACGGCCAATGGAAGCAAGGTCAATCGCAGATTGTGCTCGAAGAATATCCGGCGCAAGAGTTCTACCGCGCAGAGCGGCGCAAGGAGCCGCGGGACTGGCCGGTTCGCTGGGCGGCGGCGGGCGGTAAGTTCTACCCAGGCGTGAGCGACTACCCACAGGGTAGAATGATCGCCATGAAGAACGATCCTATTTGGGCGCACATTTCTGCCTTCGGTCTACCGTATGCTCCATTCGACTACAATTCTGGGATGGGGCTAAAGGATGTTTCGGCCGATGAGATGGCGGAGTTGGATGTCAAAAAACCGAGTGGAACGAAGGCCGGCCGAACGACGACTTCAACGCGCACCATTGCGCTTCCGGCTGCGCCAGGTGTTGCAAAGTCACGCAATGTTTCTCCCGTTCTTCAGCCGGTGTCTACCGCCGCGGATAATTTCCAGGCGCAAGAGGAATTCATCAAGCAGGACGCAGAGGCCGCGCGCGCCGCGCGCCCCGCAGAGTCAAAAGATCAATCCTTCAATCACGGGCTTGAGTCCCGTCCCGCCGTTGAAGACAAAACGCTGCTCTCGGTTCTCCAATCTCTCTTCGCTGAATTCGCGTGGCTCGGGATTGATGAGGTTTTCCGTGAGATCGACCGCGAGGGGGACGCGCAAAATAACTGATGAGCGCTTTATTTCTTTCCGTGACGGTCACGGACAATGCTACTCCGGCCATCGGTCGCGTGCGCGAGTTTCTTCAGGGCGACGACGTAAAGCAGCTCGTGGGCCGAATGGCCGTCAATGCCTTCGGGGTGAACTTTGAAAATAAAAACCAGACGCCAAACGCTCTGGGCGGCCCGCGCACGAACTACTACTCGGACGCGCGCAAGTCGACCAAGTTTGAAGTGAGCGGCGACACGATCACCATTTCTGTTTCTCAGGTGGGTATTGCGCTGCATTACTACGGAGGAACCGTGACACCGATCCGGACAAAGTACCTCACGATTCCAGCTCGGCCCGAATGCCATGGAAAACGCGCAAGCGACTTTCCTGACTTGGTTGTCCTCTGGGGAAGAAAAGGTCCGTACGGGCTCGGATTATTGGAGAAGGTCGGAATCGGAACGATTGGCGCGTCCAAGCCCAATTCCACAGTTTATTTCTGGCTGGTCAAAAAAGCGTCGATTGCGCCAGACCCCACGATAATTCCGGAAGAAAGTGCGATCATGGAGCCGATCGCGGAAAAACTCAGCGAAGTCACGGAACGGCGTTTCAATGAGGAGGGTTCATCCGAATGAGCGTTGCGCAATCCACGATCGAGCTCGATCAGGACGATCTTACCGGCCGCCTTGAGGGCGACGAAGTTTTCGCCAACACGGTGAAAGTTTTTTCGCAGAGAAAAGGTATCACGGAGAACGACGTGATGACGGCCCTTGGCGCGGTCAATTCGATCAACGGTCTGGCTGGGCTCGTGGTCATTGTTCTC